GGGCGCGCAGATCAAGGTCTACCGAGATGCGATGGAGTTCAAGGGAACTGGCACCGTCTACAAGGCGTTGAGTTCGGAGGCTTTTACGAAGGAGGGCTTGAGCGCCTCGCTGGTCATCGCTGACGAGCTGGCTGCGTGGCCGAGCCGTGAACTCTTTGACGTGCTCTCGCTCTCAATGGGCGCCCGCCGCTCGCCGCTCTTCGTGGCGATCACAACCGCAGGTCAGCGGATGGACTCCACCGGCTCAGACTCCATCGCGTACACGCTCTACCAGTTGGCGCGCCGCCGCATCGCTGGAGAGAACGACGATCCGACGCTGGGAATGGCGTGGTGGGAAGCCGCTGACGACGCCTACCTTGACGAGAGCAAGTGGGGCGAAGCCAACCCTGGACTGCTCAGCGACCCCGCGATCCTGTCGATTGATGACCTGCTCTCTGCCAAGAAGCGAACGCCAGAGGCAGAGTTCCGAACCAAGCGCCTGAACCAATGGGTCAGCAGCTCGCAAGCCTTCCTGCCGACTGCAACGTGGGACGCCTGCAAGGATGACCAGATCGCGCTGAACAAGGAGGACGAGATTGTGCTGGGCTTTGACGGCTCGTTCAGCAACGACTCCACGGCCATCGTCGCGTGCCGCGTGGCAGACAAGGCGTTCTTCGTGCTTGGACACTGGGAGCGACCGCTCGATGCGGAACTCAACTGGCGCGTGCCGGTGGAGGAGGTTGAGGCAAAGATGCTGGACATCTGCAAGGCGTTCAATGTGCGCGAGATTGTCTGCGATCCATTCCGATGGCAGCGGTCAATGGAGGCGTGGCAGCAAATGGGTCTGCCTGTCGTTGAGTTCCCACAGACTCCGAGCCGTATGGTGCCAGCCACGGCAGCCTTCTATGATGCAGTGGTCAATGGCAGGGTGAAGCACAATGGGGACCCAAGCCTCGCCAGACACGCCGCAAACGCGACGCCGTACTACTCTCGCAATGGGCTTATGATTCGGAAAGAGTCCAAGACCTCGCTCAAGCGCATTGACTTACTTGTCGCCGCGCTTATGGCACACAGCCGAGCGGGTACACTTGGCAATGCGCCAGCGCCTAAGCCGAAGGCTAAGGTCGAGTGGATTGAGTTGTAGGGAGACTGATGGGCATTCTTGATCGCGTCTTCGGACGCAGCGAGCCAGAAGAGAAGCGATTCATCGGCGGCCAGTGGCTCGTCCAGGAGGCGCAGACAGGCGCAGCTGGTGTTGTCGTCACGCAAGAAAACGCCACGTCTATCGGCGCAGTCTACGCAGCCGTCAAGCTGTACGCCGACACGGTTGCCGCAATGCCGTGGGACACCTACATCCGCATTGACGGAACGCGCCGACCATACCGTCCGCGACCGCGCTGGATGGACGTGCCGATTCCAAACAACCCGAACTACAGCGCGTTCCAGTTCAAGCATCGCGTCGTCTCGTCGCTGTTGCTTGACGGCAATGCGTTCGTGCTTTGCCTACGCGACACGTCAGGCAACGTCATTGAGACACGAGTCCTTGATCCTCAGAAGGTAGAGATCAGGACTGGCGAGATGGGCGTGCCTGTCTATCACATTGAGACCGTTGAGGGCGTTGCAATCCTCGGCACCGACGAGATCATTCACATCCCGCTCTTCGCCACTGGCGAGATGCATCGCGGGCTGTCACCAATCGAGCACCACAAGGTGACGCTTGGACTTGCATCTGCGACACAACTCTTCAGCGCAAAGTTCTACGAGAACAACGCAAGCGTCGGCGGGCTGATCAAGGTTCCAGGCGAACTGACGCAGGATCAGGCAGAGGCACTCCGCACTGGCTTCGGTCGCCGACACGCTGGGGTGGACAAGGCGTGGCGCGTGGCCGTACTAACTGGCGGCGCAGACTATCAGCAACTCGGAGCAAAAATCAGCGACCTGCAGCTCGTAGAGACGCTGCACTACGGCGTGGAAGCCATCGCTCGCATCTACGGCGTGCCGCTGCATATGCTTCAGTACCCAGGCGGCAACACGTCCTACGCCTCGGTCGAGTTGATCGGCATTGAGTGGCTGCGACTCGGACTCGGACCAATCATCGCCAACCTTGAGGCTTCGTTCCAGCGCATCGTGCCAGGCAGCCAGCAGACCTTCTTGAAGTTCACGCTGGACGGACTGCTCCGCGCCACCACGCAGGAGCGATACAACTCCTACAGCACCGCACTGAACAACGGCTTCTTGAGCATCAACGAAGTTCGCTCGCTTGAAGATCGCTCGCCAATCGGCGCAGCCGGCGACGAATACTGGAAGCCACTGAACATCGGCGTCGTTGGCGAATCGGAGCCGCAAGCCTGATGCCGTACTTCGTCACAGACACAGCCGAGGGCTGCGCGGGTTGGGCGACAGTCAAGGATGACGGCGAAGTGATCGGATGCCACGACACCAAAGATGCAGCGGTCGCGCAGATGGTTGCGGTCTCGCTAGCCGAAGGCATTGAGCCAGGCGGCGACTATTCAGCCGCGCGCGTCCTTCCAGACAACTACCGACCTGCACTCTCGCCAGATGTGCCAGAAGGCCGCGCCTGCGGCAACTGCGTCTTCTACAACGAAGCAAAGATTCAAGGCGACAAGGCGTACTGCGAGAAGTGGGATGACTACGTGAGCGGCGCCTACTACTGCAATGCTTGGGAGCCTGACGATGGCGGCGAAGACGACGGCGAGCAGGACGAGGCGCGCATCCTGATTGACGTGCCGCAATACATCCAAGAGGCCGCTGAGAAGGGTCTGACCTACGAGCGCAACGGCTTCGCCGGTGACGGACTAACCGACCAGACGATTGAAGAGGCGCGTCAGCTGCGCGCTGGACAAGTCGAGGATGACAAGGTGACGAGGATGCGGGCGTGGATTCTGCGACACCGTGGCGACTGGGAAGGCGTACCGCGCAACAACAATCCAGACGACGAAGACTTCCCAGGACCAGGCGCTGTTGCCGCCTATCTGTGGGGCGTTGATCCCACAGCAGAGAATGGCACGCAGCGCGTCCTAGAATGGGCAGATGGCGTCCTCGCGCCGCTAGAGACTGAAGAGAGGTTTGACGTGAAGGAACTTGAGACACGCGCTCTGCCGATGGGCGAGTTCACCGTGACAGAAGGCGAAGATGGTCAGAAGACCTTCACCGGCTACGCCGCGCTCTTTGGCGCACCGTCCTCTGGGCTGCCATTCACCGAAGTGATTGCGCCAGGTGCGTTCCGACGCACGCTGAGCCGCGTCGCCGATGGCAAGAAGATCGTCTCATTCCTGTTCGGTCACGACGAGACTCGCGCACTTGCAACGACTGCAAGCGGCCGACTCGCGCTGACTGAGGACGAGCGCGGCTTGAAGGTTGAGGCTCGCCTTGACCCAGCCGATCCAGACGCCGCTGGCGTGATCTCCAAGTTGACATACGAGGCTGTTGCAATGGGAATGTCGTTCGGCTTCACGATCCCAAAGAACGGCGACGAGTGGAACGACGATCTCCGCACGTTGCGCGAAGTCAATCTCTTTGAGGTGAGCGTCCTCTCTGCAGGACAGACTCCCGCATACCCAGCGACGCTGGGTCTTACCTCCGTTCGCAAGGTCGCGTCCCGAATGGGCGTAGACGGCGACCGGCTTATCACAGCCATCGAGTCCCTGAAGTCAGCGACCCCGCTGACCGAGGCGGATGTCGAGGTGATCGAGACCGTCACGGAGAAGTTGGCTCCGAAGCGCACAGGGTTGGATTCGTCCATCGCTCGCGCCAAGTTGCTGCTCGCCGAGATGGAATCGGAATCGCTCTAAAAGCCACGAGGTCGGCGTCCCGCTGCGCTAAGTACGCAAGCCCACGCTAGACAATCCCGCTAGGTGAGCCGCACCATTGTGGAAACCAATGAAGACAAAGGAGACAGAAATGTCAGACGTTAGGAAGCTACACGAGAAGCGTGCTTCCCTCTTGACCGAGGCTCAGTCCATCGTGACTGACCTTGCCGAGAAGGGCGAGGCGCTTGAGGGCGAGTCACAGGCTCGCTTTGAGAAGCTCACATCAGAGGCTGCAACGGTTGCGGCCGCGATTCGTTCGGAGAAGGATGCGTCAGAGGCTCGTTCAGCCGCTGATTCAGCCCGCGCTGAGTTCGCTCAGGTGATCGCTCCGAAGGTTGAGAAGAGCGAAGGCTCAAACGACGAACTCCGCGCACTCGCCCGCACAGGCGGCGCGCAGACGTTCGAGTACCGCGATGTTTCACGAGCAACTGGCTTGGGCAACCCAGTCACCATTGCTGACCGCGTGAACGTTGTTGCGGCACAGTTCAACCCATTCATTGACCCAGCGATCATCACGGTCGTTCGCACGAGCACCGGCAACAACATCCAGTTCCCACGAGTCACGGCTCTTGGAACGGCTGGATCGGTTGCTGAGGCTGGCACGATTGGCGAGTCGGACGGAACGCTGTCGGCGCTCTCGCTCACTCCAGTGAAGTACGCGACGATCATTCAGGTGACGGAAGAGCTCAGCGAAGACGCTGCGTTTGACCTCAGCGCGATGATCGCCGAGAAGTGCGGCGCTGAAGTTGCAGTTGCTCACGGTGCCTTCGCTGGTACCGCTGTTGGCGCTGCCGCAAACGTTGGTGCAACTGGTTCGGGAACGGTCTCCGTCAACCCAACCTTCACTGACCTTGCGAAGCTCAAGGCATCCGTCAATCAGGCTTACCGACGCGCTCCAAAGGCGGGTTGGTTGATGAACGACACAACGCTCGGCGTTGTGACTGGTCTCGTTGACACGGCTGGACAGCCGATCTTCCGACCAGGTGATAGCAACGCTCCTGATCGACTCCTCGGAGCTCCGATCTACAGCGCAGCGCTTATTGACCTGACGGACGACACCGCAGGGGCGATCCTCTTCGGTGATCTTGGGCAGATCTACACCGCTCTCGTGGGCGGCGTGCGAGTTGAAGTTTCCCGCGAGTTCGCGTGGAACCTCGGCCTGATCTCCTACAAGGTAGAAGTGCGCGGCGCGACTGGTCTTGCTCAGGCAAACGCAGTCAAGTCGTACAAGTCAGCCAACGTTTCCTAATCAGTAGGCGACTAGGTTGAGCGGTGGGGTGTCGGGCTTCGGCTCGGCACCCCACTCGCATCAGGAGGGGAAATGAACATCTGGAAGAGACTGAAGAAACTGGGGCGCAAGGGCGCTGCTAAAATCAACGTAGAGGCACATCCCAGCCTCGTAGAGCGCGCCATCGTGGTCAGGTGGGGGAATACAGCCACAATCAAGCGAACCCCGCTCAGAGAGCGGGAGAATGGGGAAAGCGAGTGAGCGAACAGAAGTTGAGCAGCAGGCAGGTCACGGTCGGCACGGCTGCGACCCCTCTCGGCGAGGGCCTAGTCACTGGCTCTGAGTTCCACCTGTACGACACCGCAGCCGGCAATCAGACGGTGTTCATTGGCGGCGCCAACGTAACCACGTCCAACGGGTTTGAGCTGCACAAGAACACGCACATCACCATTCACATCCCTGAGAGGGTGCAGTTGTATGCTGTCGCAGACAATGCTGGCGCCGTGGTCAGCGTCCTACAAATCGGAGGTATCTAATGTCGTATGCCAGCCTCTCGGAGTTCAAACAGGCCATCGGGGTGGGAACTGCCGATACTCAAGACGACGCCGCGCTCCAGTCGGTGCTCGATGCAACCGACGCACTGATTGACCTCTACACCGACCGCAAGCAAGGCTTCGGCACCGCGACGGAGACGCGCTACTACACGGCAGAGGAATACAAGTACGTGCTCGTGGATGACCTTGTGAGCATCTCATCACTTACGACCGATGACGATGGCAACGGAACCTACGAGACCACGTGGACCGTAAACACCGACTACAACCTCGCACCCGGCAACGCCGCACTTGACGGCTGGCCCTACAACGAGATTGACGTGTCGGTCACGTGGCCGCGCAACTTCCCACGCGACGTCTATCGCGGCGTCAAGGTGGTCGGCGTCTTCGGATGGCCCGCAGTGCCGAGCGCAGTCAAGCAAGCCGCAATCATTCAGGCTGGCGCAGTCTGGTCGAGCCGCACCTCGCCGTTCGGCGTGATCGGCAGCCAAGACCTCGGCGGAATCCTGCGACAGACACGTGCACTGCATCCTGAAGCGCAGGTCTTGCTGGAGGCGTACCGCAGGCGCGAAGGTCTGGCTCGGTGAGCTTCAACGACGCGACAATCATTGCAGGACTTGCCGCGCACCTGACGGCAATCTCCAAGCCAGCCGGCTATACGCTCCGCACCGTCCACGCATTCCCACCAGACAACCTCGCGGTGGTCCCAGCTGCGGTCATCGTGCCAGGCGACGACACCATCAGCTACGGCGCAGCGAATCGCCAAGTCGTGCTGACGCTGAACGTGGTCATCTACATTCAGCCGCAGGCTGACCTTGGCCGCAAGTACGCCGACCTGATGGTCTGGCGCACGTGGCTCAGGGACTCGCTCATTGACGGCGTGACGCTGAACAACACCGACGCCGTGGCGCAGGCAAGCGTGACCTCCACGAACATCGGCACCGACACGTGGGGTGACCAAGACTTCCTGACCATCTCTGCGACGGTCGAGGTGTCATCCGTGGAGGCGATCAGTGCCAGCGCATAAGCCTCTGACCTACCCGATCATCAGCCACATTGACGTGTGCTACATCCCTGGCTCGCTTCCACAAGGCGAGTTCGTGGGAGGTTTGCCTGTTGATGGGTCTACAATCAGCGCACCAGCCGTCCTCGCGGAAGCGTGGATTGCCGCAGGAATCGCTCAACGAGTAAGTGCCGCACCAGCGGCTGAAGACGACAAGGAGAACGAATAATGCCAGCCGCATCCGCAGGCAACGTCCTGTTCAGCAAACTCGTCGCCTTCAAGGAAGCGACGCCTGGAACCATCCCAACGCTGACCTCTGGCGGCCGCAAGCTGCTCGTCACGCCAACTGGCGTCATCTCCGAAGGCACGACGATTGAACTCGGAACCGAGCGATCCGTTGCACTTCGCAACCCGCTCATCGGCTCCACCGGCACAATCGTTTCTGTTGAGCCAACACTCAGCGCCACCGTTCCTGCGGTCAGCGTCGGTGAACTTCCGCTCTGGCTCTCAATGACACGAACCGACGCACCTTCAGGCACCGCTGCGCCATACGAGTGGGACTACGACTACTCAATGACGGCGGCGAACTCGCCAACCTCCTACTCGCTCGTGGCAACCGATGGTCAGCAGCAGTACGTTGCAAACTACTGCCTCGCTGAGTCAATCACGATTGCGGCAGACCGCAACGGACTGACGAACCTGAGCGCCTCACTCTTCGCGCAGCAGATTGCCAAGAACAGCGCGACGCTTGCGGATGGCACGCCAACATCGCCGTTTATGTCAGGACGCCTCTGGAACGCCTTCCAGCACGGCAGCACCTTCCCAGGCACCGCTGACGGCACGGCATACGAATACCTGCTCGACTTCTCACTGGAGTTCAACGCAGGCATCACGCGCCAGGCGTACCTTGCAGGCACGTCCGTGTTCAGCACGCACAGCGAGAGCAACCCATTCAGCGGCACGCTGACGATGACGGTCTCCTCGACCGCTTCGGCAGTGAGCACGTGGTACGACGCATACAAGGCGGCAACACCGAAGGGCGTGCGCCTGAGCTGGAGCAACGGCACCTACAGCGCGCACATTATGGCGATGATCGTCCCAACCGAAGTGCAGCAGATGGCTGGCGCTGAAGATGGGCTGACCACGATGGCCGTGACTGGCACGCTGGTCTACGACACGGTGAGCGCGAAGAGCCTTCGCATCCTTGTGAACAGCGACTTGGCGGCGCTTCCGTAAGTTCAACCTAGTAGCAGAGAAGGAGGAGGCTAGATGAGCCAGAGCAAGCCACAGTTCCGCACCG